GATGAAACAGTATGTCAACCCTGTGGAGCTGACCGCCGAACTTCTGAACACTCTAATTGAAAAAATAACCGTCCACGAAGCTGTCAAGGGCGAGGACGGAAGCCGTGAGCAGGAAGTAGAAATCTACTACCGCTTCATCGGCAAAATCGACTGACCTTTCTTTTTTACCCAACAATATCTTTAATTAAGGGAGACGGGAAAATCACTACCTGATATTGTAAGCATTATAAGAATGAGTGAATTATATGATTTAAGCCTGGATGAATTATTGAAAGGAGATGCGACATTGCTTAATAAAATTGAAAGAGACATGAAAGTAGCCAAAGCCGAAAATAACGTTATCAAATTTGACAGGTTCAGCATTTGAAAGCCTACGCTTCCACAGAAGATTTGAAGAATGAATGCGCTGATCCACGCTTTAAGTATGTCGCAAGAGGCTGTGCGAAATATGTGGAGTGGCTTGGACAGAAAGAAAATCCAGCCGGAAAAGGATGGGCAGCAGGAGCCGGATATGGTGCAAAGATTATTACAATCTTAAATACCATGATTGGAATTAAGAGCGAGACAGCAGAACCAGAGGAAGTCTGGTACCGTGTGCGTAAGACATGGACAGATGTTGCCACGCAGAAAGGTGCATTCCATAGTATGGAAAATGCAAAGAAGTGTGCGGATGAAAATAAAGGATATTCCGTATTTGATGAATCCGGTAAAGCGATTTATTCCAATGATACATTCACACCATATCTTGTGAGGGTGTCTATTGATGATTTGAACATCCGCAAGGGTCCGGGAACAGATTATGATAAGACGGGTAAGCACACTGGAAAAGGTGCTTTCACAATTGTGGAAGAAGCAGAAGGTGAGGGAGCGAGCCTTTGGGGACTTCTGAAATCTTATCAGAAAAATAGTGATGGATGGATTTCACTGGATTATGTTCACAGGATTTAGTTATTAACATTGGAATATACAAATTAAAAAGAAAACGAAGTACCACTTGACAAAAATAATGTTTTATGTAAAAATTAAAAACAGAATAAAGTCAGGAGGTAATTTCGTTGGACGTGAATAGAAATACTCAAATTGTAATCAATGATGATTTACTCAGAAAAATTGTTTATTGCATAGAGAAAGCTATCGGGGATGATTTACAACAGTATTTAAGAGAAAATCATCGGGAAACTAGTAATGCGATTATACTTCTAAGAGGGGACAATATCAATACAAACTTAAGAACACATGTGGTGAAAGATGATATTGATCTTGTTCCTTTCCAGAGGTATGGTTGGTCTGGAAGAATGGTCATTGATCGAAAAGAGCATATTACCTATTCGATAATGACAGAAGGTACATTGTCTGGCGTTCCCAAAAAGAAAAATCGTGAAAATCCACACTATTTACAATCAGTTCTTTATGTCGAAAATAAGGATTGTATTGCGAAAGAAAGACAAATGACATTAGAAGATTTTGGAATCACGATTTTTGATACAGATGTGTTGGAACAGGATTTTGAAAAAATTAGTCAGGGAATGATTAATGTAGAAGAAGATTATAAACATTATATTATTGCATATAAAGCGGAGAATGGGGAAATCAAAGATATTAAACTGAGGTTTTTAGATAAAGATTTTAATATTGTAGATGAAGCGTCTCTTATGCAATATATTAAACCAGACTTTGCACGGCTTACAGATATTGGGCCTTCAGAAGATACTGACGAAGATGCGAAGCCGGATAAGAAGGGCTTAGTTGCTATAAAGAGTGGTATAAAGCCAAAACTTCGGGAAATCGAGAAAAAGGCCTGAAAATAAATTCAGGAGATATTGATTATGATAGAAAAAAAGTTTTACGGTGAGAGATTAAGAAGTGCAAGAATGTATAGAGGGTTGACGCTTACTGAATTAGCGAAGCGGACCGAAATCAGTAAGCAGTCACTTTCCTTATATGAGAATGATAATAACACACCAGATTATATGAAAGTTAGGCGCTTGGCATCAGAGCTTAACTTTCCGTATGATTACTTTTTTCAAAAGGATAGTTATGCTGCAAAAACAGAAACAACCTATTTTCGTTCATTGGCAAGTGCTACAAAGAAAGATAGAACAGCGCAGAGTATTAAGTTGGAATATGTAGCAAAAATGTATGAGATACTTATGGAATTCATTTCATTTCCTGAAATGAATTTACCAAGTGTTGATTTTGTAGGATGTGATGATGTATTTGAGTGTGAGAACGAGGATGCAATTCAAGAAATAGAGGATATTGCTGCTCAGGTAAGAAAATATTGGGATATTGGTACTGGACCAATAAAGGATTTACAGTATCTTTTAGAAAAAAATGGAATAATTGTAACGGGATTTGATACCAACGAAGATAAAATAGATGCGTTTAGTCAGCGAACTATAGTGGCGGGAAATGATATTTATTTTATTGCAGTTGCATTAGGAAACAGACCAGAAGGCAGAATTCGCTTTGACATGGCTCATGAGTTGGGACACATATTATTGCATCCATGGAGTGAGGATCTGGAAGCTATAACAAAAGATGAGTTTAAAGCAAGAGAACGTCAGGCGAACATGTTTGCAAGTGCATTTTTGTTACCTAGAGACAGCTTTGGTAAAGACATTGCTTCATACCCTACAGATTTAAAATATTATCAGTTCTTAAAAAATAAGTGGAAGGTATCTATTCAGGCAATGATTTATCGGACACACCAGTTGGGCATTATGTCTGATAACCAGTATCAGTATTTAATGCGTCAAGTTTCAAAAAATGGGTGGAGAATTAATGAACCTGGCGATGCATCATATTCCTTGAATGAAAATATATTTCAAGGAGCCATTGATTTACTGATAGAGCAAAATGTACTTACGGCAAAAGAAATATTGGATTTATTCAAAAAAAATGGAGTGACTTTATATCCGGAAGATATGGAGGAACTTCTTCATTTGCGTCCAGATACCTTAAAGGTAGAGGAAAAAGTTGTGCCAATATTGCAGTTGCGAAAAAAATAAGTGATTAGTATGAAGAGATCAGGCGAAATGTCTGGTCTTTTTTTATTGAATAAGTTTGGACAGAGTGAAAAAAAGAGAGGGTGGAAACCGTAGAATTGCTTGACTTTACAGGGGTTTAGAGTGATTTATATACTACCAAAAACGAAAGGAGTACTTATTTATATGGTGATTGCAGGAACGATAAATAGGGTGACTTTTTACTGCAGAGTCAACCATCGTGACAGAGACTATGAAAAATATCTAGACGATGTAATGAGGCGGTTGGAAGAAGAATATGGAAAACAGAAATGGGATTTGCAGATATTCTTTGAGGAAGCTTCAGGAGCCGACCCGAACAGAAAAGAATTTAATCGTCTGAAAGCGGAAATCGCAGCAAAGAAGATAGATGTGGTGGTTACCATGAGGGCTGCTACGATTGCCCGTAACTGGGGACAGTTTATGGAGTTCATGCTGATTTGCAGTAAGAAAAATGTGGATGTGGTGTGCATTGACAAGGTAGAGGATGCACAGGCCATTTTCCGAAGGATTCAAGAGTTTAAGAAAAGGTTTTTGAAGGAAGTGATGTAACGTGCGAGTAAAAGTGATTAACAAACGACCAGCATCGGTCTTACAAAAGAAAAGGGTTTGTGCTTATGCCAGAGTTTCCACAGACAGCAGAAGACAGGAAGACTCTCTTGAAAACCAGATGGAAACATATGAGAGACTGATTACCGGAAATCCGGAATATGAATTTATCGGAGTATTTGCTGATCAGGGCATATCCGGCTATTGTGAGAACCGCCCACAGTTCCAGAGAATGATGGAGAAGGCAAGGGCAGGAGAGATTGATTTAATTATTACAAAATCCATATCGAGGTTTGCAAGAAATACCGTCACCGTTCTGAAGTTCGCAAGGGAACTGAAAGAACTGGGTGTCGGTATTTTTTTTGAAGAACAGAACATTAACACTCTATCAGGGGACGGTGAGATGATGCTTGCCGTCCTCGCTTCTTTTGCACAGGAAGAAAGCAGAAGCATGAGTGAAAACAATAAATGGTCCATTCGGAAGAAATTTGAGAGAGGGGAAGTGATGATTACCACATCTCGTTTCCTCGGTTATGACAAAAACGAATATGGAGATTTGATTGTGAACCGAAAGGAAGCGGAAATTGTCAGTCTGACTTTTGACCTTTATCTGCTGAATGTCGGCTCGTCAAGGATTGGGGAGCTGCTTGATTACCTGGGCGTGAAAACGGTGACGGGAACAACATGGGAAAGCGGGACTATCAATGGGATGCTTTGCAATGAAAAGTACAAAGGGGATTTTCATCTGCAGAAGTATTATACCCCTGAAAACAAAAGAAACCATACAAGGAAAAACAACGGGGAAGTGCAGAGTTATTACATTTCGGAAAATCACGAACCAATTGTATCGCCGGAGGTATGGGAAAAGGTGCAGGAAGTCAGGGAACAGAGAAAGTGTGACAGGAATATCGGACAGGACAGCACAATGAAGTTCCAAAACCGCTATCCCTTAAGCGGAATGCTGATTTGCCCTTACTGCGGAAAAACGCTCCGGCGCAGACAGGTTTACAAGAAGAAAATCCAATGGCTCTGCAGCACCTACATTGAAAAGGGAGTCAAGGCATGTAAAGGGATAAGGATTGATGATGCCGAATTGCAGGGCTTGAACATTACGGAACAGACAGTGATTGAGGAGGTGGTTAAAAATGGCAAGAAGCATTACTGTTATACCAGCAAAGCAGATTTCGACTGCGGAATCAGGAACAGCACAGTCAGTGCAGAAATTGAAGATGGCAGCGTACTGCCGGGTATCAACCGACCAAGAAGAACAGTTATTAAGCTATGAGAATCAGGTCAATTATTACACAAATTACATCAGCGAGAATCCACTCTATGAATATGCAGGGACTTATGCGGACGAAGGTATTTCGGGAACCAATACCAAAAAGAGAGATGAATTCAACCGTATGATTGCTGATTGCAGGGCGGGAAAAATTGACATGATCATTACCAAGTCCATTTCCCGATTCGCAAGAAATACGCTGGACTGCCTGAACTATGTGCGAGAGTTGAAAGAATTGGGGATAGGGATTATTTTTGAAAAGGAAAATATCAATACCCTCGATGCAAAGGGTGAAGTGCTGCTTACCATTCTTTCCTCATTGGCACAGGACGAGAGCCGATCCATTTCAGAGAACTGCACATGGGGAATCCGCAGAAGAGTTGAAACAGGGAAACACAAAATGAGTACAAAGCGTTTTCTTGGCTACGATGCGGATGAGACGGGAAAGTTGGTAATTAATAGGACGCAGGAGCCGATTGTTGTTCGGCTGTATCAGGAATTCCTGGACGGAAAAACAACCGATTACATCAAGCGGATTTTTGAACGGGAAGGTGTGAAAAACTGGGATGGCGGTACGAAGTGGCAGTCCACAGCCTTAATGAGTATGTTGGAGAATGAAAAATACAAGGGTGATGCCTTGCTGCAGAAAAGTTATACGGTGGATTTCCTCACCAAGAAACGTACACAGAATAAAGGGGAAATCCAGATGTTTTATGTGGAGGATGACCACGATGCCATCATTTCAAAGCGGATATGGGAATGTGTACAGCTTGAAATAAAACGCAGGAAAAAGTACCTGGAGGAGCATGGGACAAACTCCTATTCCCACCGGCCGGAAAGCAATCCATTTGCATCGAAGATAATTTGTGGAGACTGCAATAAGGTTTTTGCACGGAAAGGCTGGCGGAGCAGCACGGGCATTGACCGTAAGGTATGGCAATGCAGTGAACGGTACAAGGTCAAAGGAGTCATGGGATGTGCTAACCGCCATGTGGAGGAAGAAACGCTGATAAAGGCTTATCTGATGGCTTGGAATGCATTGGTGGAGAACCGAGAGGATTTCATGGAGCAGTGGACGGAAAAGCTGAAGAGCGAGAACCTATTGGAAGGTTATCGGGCAGAGATGTTCATAGAATACACGGATGGAGCAGAACCTCTGACAGAGATGGATACGGACTTCATGCTGAAAACACTGGACCACATCAAGGTTTTTGAGGATGGAACATTGTTGGTGGTGTTCCTGGACAGAACGGAGATTGAATGTAAAAATGAAGAGGAGTAAGAAAAAATGCCGATTGGGAGTTGCGATTCCTGATCGGCTTTTTTTCTTGCTCTTTTTCGGATAGTAAAATGTAGGTGGATGTGGTAAAATATTAGTGCACATTTTAAATGCAAAAGAGGTGAAACAAATGAACCCGTTAGCTTATTTTAGAATATTTAACAATGAAGATTGCCCTTGTGGAAGTGGAAAGAAGTTTAAGGAATGTTGCAAAGGAAAACCCGATCAGGAACCTGTGCAGAGTAAAAAGCCTCCAGAAGTACAAATAATGGAGCAGATGAGAAAGTCTATGGTTAAATGCTGTATGCATCCTGACCAAAGCAATTGTAATGGTAAGATTAAAAATGCTCATGCACTGCAAAATAATAAAATCATATCATTACTTGCAGGGACTGAACGCCATGTGTACACTATGGATAAAAAACGGCAACCACTCATTATACCTATTGAGGGCGAAGAACCAGAAGTGATGGTGGAGTTCTCCAGGGTTAGTGCGAACGATGCTACAACAGAAACTTGTTTTTGCGATAGACATGACAATATCGCCTTTGCTGTTATTGAAAAAGGAGCGCCAGATTTTGATGTAAATAGTGAACCAATGAAATTTGTTTATGCATATAAAGCTTTTATTTTTGAATATTATAAGCAGGAAGTTTCACATAAAATTTTTCAGCAATGTTTTAAGAAAAGACCACCTGTTTTTCAACTACCTCAGATGGTTGGCTTATATAGAGTGTCGCAATTACGCTTGAAAGAGTTTAAACCTGTAAAGAGACATTTCGATTCAGAGATAATGGCTGGTACATACAATGGAATAGAAACATGTGTAATAACTATCCCGGAAAGAATTAATTTTGCAAATTATACATTTATAGCACCGGATTATGATTTGAATGGAAAAAGGATAAAGCATACTATAAAAGGTGTCATGCACCGGATTGCAATAACTGCTTTTCCTGAGGATACAAAGTCATACATACTTTTGAGTTGTTTATCTAGTGAGAAGCATATTTACGCTAAGTTTTTTGAACAGATAAATAATGCATCTTTAGAGAAAGTTAAATTTTATTTTTCAATGATATTACCTTTATATTCTGAAAATATGGTATTAAGTCCGGTTCTTTGGAATAAGTGGGATGACGAAATAAAAATGGCGTTTACTTTCTACGCAAATCTAAATGGAAAAATATTCAAAAGGTACAGTATTGCAATAGGAATGGGATTGAGAAACGCAGCAAATAGTAAAGTTCCATTTGATTACAGTAAAAGAGGAAAAATAGATTTGTTTATGAAATAAAAGATTTTATTATTAAGAAACTTTGATAGCATGGATTATACATAAAAATACTTGCAGAAAATAATAGTTGGAAAGGAAAAACATGGATAGAAATACAATTGGAAATGAAATCGAGGCTGAAATAAATGCAAGCTATAGATATAAAAATTTGAGAGAACTTATAGATATACTGCTTTCAGTAATTATTCTGAAAACAGGAAAAAAGGAATTGGTAGGTATTGAAGAAAGACTGTATGTTTCCTTAGGTAAAATTTTTGATGGGGAGACTACTATAAATGACATAAAACTGTGTTTGTCTAATGTCATCAAGATAGAACCTCTTTTGAAAAAAATGATTTTACTTATTGATGAAGATGAATATGATAAGATAGTACAAGAGAATTTGGGTTTAGCACATGTAATTACTCAATTAGGTCTTAATCCAGATAACAAGAAATTGGATCGAAAGCCGGAGGACTATTTGGGCGATGGTAATTATATGGAACATATAGCAAGATCCTATGCATTAAGAAATAGTGAGTCGCACACATATGTAGGTTGGACACGAAGAGAAATATATACCAATTTGGATAGTGTGCTGATAACTTGTTTAAGAGCAGTAGAAATAAATAAAAAGGCATTGTTCAGTAATCTGAAAAAGAAGAGTATTAATAATGAATTGAATATTGAAAATTACTTAAATGAGATTACACAGCAATTAAAAAAAAGAATGTCTAGATTTATTCATATAAGGGGAGAAGAGAATTTTTCTGTATTGGGTAGCTATGTCATCGAATATCAGGATGATACATCTGATTCTAGGAGAAGAAAAGGCACTGTTGAATATTTAAGAGATAATAGTATACCAGAACGAAGGATGATGATATGGGGCGAAGCTGGTATGGGGAAGACTACAACATTAGAATATTTAACATATATGGATGCAAAAAAAAGATTGAAAGATTCAAACTATAATATTCCTGTATTAGTTTTATTGGGAGTTATGACAAAAGCCACGTATACTATAAAACAGTATATATGTGACAAACTTGATATTGGGGTAGATATATGTGAATCTCTTTTAGAAGAAGGAAAAATCAATCTATTTTTGGATGGTTTAAATGAAATACCAGCTGATGCAGGCGGCAATTTAAAAACTTTAAGAATGCGCGAAATAAAGCAATTACTTAGAGATTATCCCAAAACATTTATTATAATTACTAATCGTCCACAAGATACTAGGGATTTTAATAATGTGCCAATTTTTAATTTGATAAAATTATCTAAAGAAGAAATGAGAGATTTTATTAAAAAAAATGTAGATGAAGAAGACGTGAAAGAACTTTTGTTTACCTCAATTAATGGAAATGAGAGATTTGTGCAAATAATAAATACGCCATTGATCTTATCGAGATTAATAGAGATTGTGCGATATAAGAAGGAAATTCCACATAGTGAAGGTGAAATTATCGCTGAATTTTTAAATTGCTTATTGGTAAGAGAAAAAGAAGAAAAACAGGATGCACGATTGGATATAAAGCGAATAATATACCTTTTGAGAATGATTGCATTTGAGAGCCTCGAAAAGAAAGAAGCAAATTCAGGAATGACAGAGTCAGAGGTATTGAAGTATTGTTCTAAAAGTATGGATACATATAGGTTTCAGTATGATGCATTATATGCATTAGATATAGTTTTGCAATTAGGTATATTAGAAAAAAGAGAAGATTTATATGTATTTTCGCATCAGGCATACCAGGATTACTATTATGCTATGGAAGAATTGGCGGTGATACAGTCTTGAAAATAAGAAAAAATCAAATTAGAGATAAGTGTCAATCAGATAAGTATTATGCTTCAATAAAATATATGGCACACAGTTTACGTGGTAAAGATAGAGAAAATTTTATTATTACAGTTTGTGACCTTAATATTTATTTGGGGTGTATATGTGCTTTGACATGTGAAAAAAATGCAACGGTTGAGGAATATATCTGGAAAACTTTAAATAATTATTTTCAGCCAAGAAAAATAAAATTTTATGATAAATCTAGTGGGATATGGAAAGAAAATATAAAAAAACTGAATAGTAAAGATATTACATATTACCTTCTTGCCTGCAATGTGATGGGCAATATGAAAGCAATAAAATGGTATATTTACAATCATGAAGTTGATAAAGCTATTATAATTCAGTTAGCAAAAAATATGAATGAAGAGCAACTGGTAGATTTAATATATACACTTTATAGATCTTCTCAAAATTGGGATAAAATAAGAGGCATTGGTTCTACTAAAAGTTTGTTTTTGTATAAAAATGATTCGAGAATAAAAAAGATTCTTAGTGGGTTATGGTATAAGGATAGAGATGCATTTATACAATTAGCATACGATACAGGTTGGTTGGGAGATTTGGGGAAAAAGGCTCGCAAAGGAAACCGTATTTTTATCGAGTGTTTGGTTGGGGCAAATAAATTGCTGTTAACTATTGAGTTAATAGAAGAAGTCTTATGTGATTTGGAAAGTGATGAGAGTTCATATGATACTTTATTAAAATTAGTTTTAAAGGAAAAAGGTGAGAGAAAACAATTTGCATATATATTGTATATTCAAAAAATAAATAATGGATATATAATGAAGGCTAAAGATTATGTGATTTTGAAAGATTTAGGAAAGCCATCGCAAAAAATAGTCAATTATTTTATACCTTTTTTCTTAGATTTAGTAAATGGAGATTTTAGAACTAATATCAATCTTTTTGAATTAGGAGATGCATTATCAAATGTTATTGTAAAACCAAATAAGATAACACCCAAAGTTGGATATGCACGTAATAAAAATTTGAATCTAGCATTAAAGACTACTAAAAATATAGATTTGAAAAAAGTGCTATTCTTTTACTTTAATACTACAATGTCCGTCAAAGCAAGTTTGGATGAGTTGTTTAGACTTTTGAATATGTATCATGATGTTCAACTAGGTGAGTTAATTCGAGAACTACAATCATTTCCAATATGGGTAAAGGCAACTGGAATAGAACAAGGTAAAAGTAATAATATAACTACGGAGAACTATCTTAAAATCGAGCCACAAATTGAAGTCGGAAATGTTATTTTAATGTCAATTGTTGACTATGATTATGTTTTAAAAGAATTTGTTGTCAAGCCATATACCGGCTCTATTTCTTAGGAATTAAGATAGTCACAGGAAAGACAGAGGTATGGAAGAAATAGTAGTTATATGTATAAATAGGGGCGATTACTATGATACGTTTATCTCTTTGTCACTTTGTTGAAAAAATATACTAGAATGTGGGGTAAACGCTATCCCCCCTAAGTGGGGTATGAACCTTTTCGCAAAAGGTGACAGTTTCGCTATTTAGTATAAGAAGAAACTTTCACCGCATGTTGAGACGGTAGTACTGCTTTCCCACAAAAAGCCAGACGGACATATCAACGTAAAAGTTGAGTTTGGTGAGGGTGAGGGAAAAGTTCCGCTTGATAATATAGCAAAAAGAGCCGAAACATACAAGCCCAAAGAGCGAGTGACCTACAAAATGATAAAGGAGTACATAGAAGCTAAATACGGCTTCAAAGTACATACCGCATATATTGCAGAGGTAAAGAGAGATTTAGGCTTGCCGATGTACGATGCTCCTAATGCGGTAGAGGAATTGAAACAGCCGAGGAAACATCCGACTCCAGAGAAGGTTGAAGCAATAAAGGATGCATTGAAACATTTTGAGGTGATTTAATGACAAAGCCGCTTGCTTATTGAATGGGTAAGCGGCTGCTTTATTATAATTAGTGTAATATAATAAAGCTTGTTCGAGAGTAAAGGGAGAGGATACGTATGAGAAGAACGTTATTCAGGTACAGGTCATTTAATACGGAAAAACTGAATGATTATAGCTATATTCATCAGAGGATAATTAACATTGAAAAATGGAAGTTTGAAGCTTTTGAAGGATTAGTATATCCATCATCACCACTTTATTTCAACGACCCCTATGATTGTGAATTTTGCTTTCAGTCAGATGCATTGGAAGGTGTACTTGATAGAGAAACATATATACATCTTTTGGAAAGAAGATTTTCACTTAAACAGGAAGAAAAAAATAGAATTCTTTATTCTGACAATATTGAAAGGGCGATGCAAATAGTTTTGCAGGCTCATGGAGGAAGGCTTTCTGACTCTTGGATGAATATTTTGCAAAATGGATTAAATGATTGTATGAGTACAATCAAGGATGCTGTAAGAGTTGTCTGTTTATCTGAGGTGTATGACTCTATGCTTATGTGGAGCCATTATGCTCAGAATCATACTGGATTTTGTATAGAGTATGATTTTAAAGAAAGTGATATGCTTTATAAACATTTATACCCAGTAATATATACAAAGGATGGATATGCTGTTTCTAAAGCAGATATGTTAAGTGAAAATACAGAATGAATTTATAAGACGACTTGTCGTAAATCCGATGTTTGGTCGTACGAGAAAGAATGGCGAATTGTGACGGCTAATTTCAATAAAGTAATGCCAGAAAAATTGAAATGTCCAAATGGAAAATATGTCTTGGATTTGAAAGAAAATATAAAAGCGTTTTATTTAGGAGCGAAAATCTCTGAGAATTTTAAAGAAGAGATAATTCAATTTGGAAAAAAGAATAGTATTGATATTTATCAGATGGTTTTATCACCCAGTACATATGAGCTAAATGCAAAGAAAATCATATGATTAATTATGGAATAATGGTATAATTTTCTTATTATACAAACAAGATGGATGGTGAAAGAACATATATGAAATTTGAAAAAGTAGTTATTAAAAATTTTAGAAATTTTTATAATCTTGAACTTGACTTATCAAATAAAAACATATTTTTTGGTCTAAATGATGTGGGGAAAACAAATTTCTTGTACGCTCTACGATATGTATTTGATAAAGATATTCGTAAACAAAACCTTTTAGATTCGGATTTTCATAATAAGCAGCTTGATAAACCAATTGAGATTGTTGTTACTATAGATATTAGTGATGTTGCTGACAGCGATTGTCAAAAACTCCGTGCACAGCTAAAAGGTGCATTGCTAAGTGAGCATAATAAGGTATATATAAAGCTTTTTGCAGAATATAGCAAAACAGAAATGCTCGCTCTACCGATATTATCGTGGGGTGGCGATATTAATCATCTTTACGAAATGAAGCAAAGAGGATATCTATATGAAATAGACTATGTATTTAATGTCATTTATATTGACTCTTATGTTGATTTGTATTCCCTATTTAAAAAGAATGTGAGCCAGCTTGTCAGAAATGAAAAGGACGAAGATAAAGATATTCTGGCAAAAATTCAAAATACAGTTGATGATTTGAATGGTCATATTGCTTCTCTGTCTGGAATTAAAGAATTTGAGGATAAACTTACGCCAGAATATCAAAAATTCCATGATGAAGGGATATCTGTTTCAATAAAATCCGAAATCGCAGTAAAGGGATTGTACTCAAATATCATCCCATATATTAAACAAGATAATGATGATAATTTATATCCTACTGCTGGGGAAGGTAGGAAAAAGTTATTGGCATATTCAATATACGACATACTGTCAGATGAAAATGTGGAAAAGAAAATCAATTTGTTTTTAATTGAGGAGCCTGAAAACCATCTTCATAAGTCTATGCAGATTGCATTATCACAAATACTTTTTACCGATAGCAAATACACATACTTGTTTGTAACAACTCATTCGCCTTTTGTTCTTTATGAAATGGATAATGTAAATTTAGTTCGAATATATAGTGAGAGAAAAATCAATAGTATTAGCACATTTTATAAAGTGCCTGATGCTTATGAGAAAAACAGGAAAATGTTAAACCGTTGTTTGTCAGAAGCAATCTTTGCTAACAAAGTACTTTTGGTTGAAGGACCATCTGAATATATGCTATTTAGCAAAGTCCTTTCAGTAGTGCATCCTTTTTATGAAGCAGATGGAATATATATTTTACCAGTTGATGGTGTGGGATTTGAAACATATTTTTCTATCCTGGATGAACTTGAAATTTTTAATGTTGTAAAAACTGACAATGATTTGAGAGCGGTAACAGGAAAAGGTACATATAGCGTTTTAGGCTTTTCACGCTGTAATAATTATATTGGGGAAAAGCGTCTGCCTACTAAACAAATTCAAGAGAATTCTGTTTCTGCCAAGAGGAGTTTATATAATTCAAATATAAATACTTTGGATAAAATACGAAGTGACTTTCATATTTTCTTATCAAAAGTGGATTTAGAAAATGATTTAGACGAGTTTTTGCATGATAGATTATCAGCTTTATTGGATAATGATAATCCTGTTAAATATTTACAAGATGCAAAGCACTATCATATGGTGGAGTTGATTGAGAAACTTTCGGATACAGATTGCAGAACAATCTATAATCATTACAACTTTGCATGTTTGAAGGAGGTTGCCGAATGAAACTATCTCCAATTCAAGAGAAAATAGTAGAAACTCCCGGTAACTTAATAGTAAGGGCAAGTGCAGGAACAGGAAAAACCCATACAATGGTTAATAAAATTGCTAAGGAAATTGATAATAATCATACACATAAAGTTATTGCTGCAATTACTTTTACAATAAAAGCAGCACAAGAAATAAAGGATAGATTGTCTGTCGATGTAGTTCAACACTTCATTGGAACAAATAACAGTTTCGTTATTGAGGAAGTTATAAAGCCTTTTATGAAGGATGTCTATGGTGCTGATTTCGATTTGGACATGAGTACGGACTATTCAGCTAAAGTTGATACTTTTCAAGAAGCTATTGAAAAAATAAGGAATGAAGGTATCCTCTGCTCATATCGAGATAATAAAAGGAACTTTATTTTTGATTTGGCTCAAGAAATTGTAGAAAATTCTTCGGCTTGTAGGCTTTATCTTCAAGCAAAATATTTTAAAATATATATTGATGAATATCAAGATTGCGATAAATCAATGCATAAATTCTTTATGTATTTATGTGATGAATTGAATATCGAAACCTTTGTTGTGGGAGATGAAAAACAATCGATTTATATATGGAGGGGTGCTTATCCAGAGGCTTTTAAAAGCATCTGGAACAAACCCAATTTTAAAAAGATATTTATGGGAGATAATTTTCGCTCTTGTCAACAAATACAGAATTATTCTAATCTATTATGTGATGAGACAAGAAGTCTTTACAATCCTACGGAAAATATAGATAATATTGTGTGGCTTTCTCCTACAAAGGCAAATTGGGCAACAGAAGTATTGTCTAATATTGTTCCCGATAAAAAGTCAGCATTATTGCGGTTTTCTAATGATAACGCACGAATAGGAGCAAGCGAATTAACAACAAACGGTTTAGAGTATGTTTATATCCCACAGACTCCTATTGCTGATATTACAACAGATACAGCGTGGCTTTATACAGCAATTGCTAAATACCTTATAATTGAAAAGTATTCTGCATATGATGTAATTTCAGAAATACCTGTTGAAGGAAATGAAAGTCGCAAAACAGTATCTACCGTAAAAAGATTACTCAAAAGAATTGAAGAGACTATAGATGATGAGCAGTCTTTCGGCTCGTGTGTCACAGCATTGGCTGAATATCTTGGATATGATACTCGCCCTGATCACATAAACAAATTATTCAAAACAATTTCTGATACCAGTTTTCATGTGGCATTTGAAGCGGATAAATACAAACACATCGCAATTACATTCCACTCTTCAAAGGGATTGGAGTTTGAACAGGTAATTGTATTTGCAGAGGATTATCGATTGTCTGATATGTCGGGTTGAATGAAAAAGTAACTTCCACCATACATTGGCACAGGTAAAATAAGACCTTTTTGCAGGACTAACATCCATATAGTTCTGGATTATTCGTAAAAATTAAT